CGGATCAGGCTGTTGTCACCACCGTCGGTAACAGTGACCGCAGCGATACCCTGTATCACGATGGTCGTATCCTTGACGACGCCGATTAGACCCGGCACCCCAGCAGCAATTGCTGCCAGCCACAGGCCGTTAGTGATGGACTTGGGCTGTACTGCCTCAGTAGACGTACCAATCCATGCCGTGACCGCAGCATTGTACGCGTTAACCCGGTCGTTGACTTTCTTGGTGTAGTCTGGGTCAGAGCTTGCAATGTCGCTAGTGTCGAGCACACCTTGGTAGCTGCTAGGTGGTGTGGTGTGGGAGAAGGTATATTCTACCCCGCCAGTTGTGCGTACCGTAACAGAGAAGGTACGGCTAAACGCGCCGCCCCGTACCCAGATAACAGTGCGCCCGTTGTTCGGGCTACTGCCCCACAGGTCAGTGCTGCTACCTGCTACGGCTGTGTCGCGCCCCGCAAAGAACAGATACTTACCGACTTGAGTAGCAGCAGCCACACCGCCTATGGCGTCTAGCACTGAGTCTACCGAGGGGCGAACTGTTGGGAGAAACACTTTGTCCGTCTTGTTATACACGAAGAACGGCGGGAGGTTAATTTCCGGGACTACTGGGGCAGCCTTACGGTACAGTATAACATATGCCTTACCACCTGAGTCAAACGGTATGGTTACGTAGTTACCGAAGTCTGATAGGGCGAAGTATAGCTGGGCACCGGTCATGTCTGGGAGCAGGCGCTCAGCCTGCCAGATAGAACCGTGGCGGCGGGTGAGGCCATCCACGGGATCAGACAACAGGTTAACCTGCTCGGTGTGCTGCCCATCGGTGCGGTCCTGCGGCACCTGCTGGGACACGCCCCGCAGTAGCGAGGCATAGCTGTTGGCTACTTTCATGTGTATCCTTAGCGCCCGATGTAACGGCGGGCTGAGCGTGTGTACGACTTGATGCGGTTAAGCGTCGAGTTATTGTTGCGGAAGTTAACGGCCACTTGGCGAATCTGCTCGGCTCGCGCATCAGCGCGGGCTAGCGTCCAGTGCTGCTCTAGCTCTTGGCGCTTGCTGTTGTCGGCATCGAAGTTAGACTGGAACTTGACCACCGCCTCGGCGGCGATGTACTCGTTGAGCACAGTGGGCAGTTCCTCAAATGGTACGTTGCGGGTAATCTCGCCGATCACCTCATCCTCTGTGATGACGTAGCTCTGGGTGCGGGTGTCGTACAGGCGGGTTCCGCGCTGCACGATCCAAGGCTTAGGCACGCCACGTTGCAACAGGTCGCGGCTACGCACACCTGATTGGAACTTGAGCACATCACCGGGCAGTTGAATCTGACCGTTGACGGAGTTCGGTACGTAGGTCACAGCCTCTTGGTTGCACCACCAACCGGTAGCTTGGATGCGCTTGCTGGTACGTGCGAGGATGCGCTGGGCAGAACTCTTAAACTCATGTGGCTCGCTCAGAGTGGCGAGAGGGGCTTCGCCTAAGGAGGCTAGGCAGTCGTTAACGACATCGAGGGTAGTAGCCATAGGGCCTCCAGAAACGGCAAAATACCCCTCCGGGTTAGGGAGGGGTAGGGTAGTAAGCTATAGGCAGAAGGCCCCGCGTTAGCAGGGCCGACTGTCTTTAACCTATCAAGGCTTCAGAATCACACCGGCGTATTCGGCACGGTTGGGCGTCACACTGTAGGACAGGTGGGCGTCAACGAACCACTGCTTCGTGACCTTATCCCAGAACACGTCAGTGGTCAGGGGGATGGTTTCACCGGCCAGCAGTGCGCGGGGCGAGAAGGCAGCGGCCACGACTTTCGAGAAGTCGCCATCGAAGGCAGCACCCAGCAGGTGACCGCTGATGTTGGAGCCACCGGGGAAGTTGGTGGAACTCGTCACAGGCACGCCGTAAGCCTTCAAGAGGTGGCCCTGAATGGACGTACCCTCAGAGGTCTTGTAGGTACCGTCGATCAACTGCTCGTTCTGCAACAGCGTGTAGAACTCGGCAGGGCGCAGAGCGATCATCACGTCGTCGGTGCGGGGATCAACGTCCTTCTCTTCCAGCTTGACGAAGAGGTTAGCCACGGCTGCGTACAGCTTGGCTGGGTCGAGGCTGTCACCAGCAGCGGCCAAGGTTTCCTGCGAGCCACCGAAGTGACCGGCGGGCTTGCCAGCGGCACCCGAACCACGATAGGCCGAGTCGGCCAGCAGAGCGGCCTTGATAGCCTGAATGAAGAACGACTGGTCGTGGAACTTGGCGATCTTCTTGCCATGCTCCATACCGATTTCCTTGCGGGCATCGTAGGAGGTCTGGAAGGTTTCCAGCAAAGGCAGCACGGCGCGTGCCAAGATCACCGTGTCAACGGTCAGCGTGCGCTTTGCGAAGTCGGTGCCGGTACCGTCGATAGGTGCACCGGGGGTTGCCTTCTGGAGAGTGGACTCACCAACTGCGAAGTTGGTAATGGTCGAGGTACCCTTAACAGGGCGAACAGGAATCCAGCCCTTCAGGACGGACTTGCGCTCAATGGTGGATTCCACAACGCCGGTGTACTCTTCAAGGTGCAGTGCGGAAACTGAACCAGCCGAGTTGGCTTGACCTGGGCGCACGATGTTGTAGCTGTCGTCTAGTGCCATGATGGCTCCTTATAAAATGACGGTAGAATGATGCCCGCCTACCGTCAAAGACGACAGTGGGAGAGCGGGCTTATGTACTATAGGTACCAGATCAACCCCGGTACGAGGCGCGGCGGCGTTGCAACTGCTCGTATTCACGGCTACCCTCAAGGCGACCGTGGAGCTTGTTGTTCAGCGACCGCACGGCCTCTGCGTAGTCCTTGGGGCTGAGGGGACCGTCACTTGCGCCGGGCACACCGCCACGGGTAGCGTTAGCCGTTGGGTCTTTCGGCTCACGGGTGACGTTGTTGGCGCGGCCATACGCGCTTACCAGATACTGCACGGCCAGCTTAGCTTGTAGGCCGCCTTGGTTCAGCAGGTTGTTAATCTCTGCCTTCTCTTCGGGGGTTGCGTTAGCACCGGCCCACTTCTGCACAGCGGCCCACTCTTCGGGACCACCAGCTTCATTGTGGACAGCTTCACGCAGAGCCTTGCTCTTAGCCTCAGTGGCTGCGACAGTTTTCTGGTAAGCCTGTTCGCCCAGTGCAACGAACTGTTCCCAGCCCTGCACACCCTTAGCAGCCAGAGTGGCTTTAAGGATAGAGAAGTCGCCAGAGGACGCGGCAACCATTGCAGGGTGGGTTGAGGGGATGCCTGCCTTACCAACGAAGTCGAGGGCTAGGTCTAGGCCAACGTCGCCGGTGGGCTCATAGACCACATCACCATCGGCATCATCCGGGGCGGCAGGTGCAGCAGGCACGGTAGGCTTAACTGCCTCGTCGAGCAAGACGCTCTGGTTATCAGCTTCCAGATTGTCTGGGTTCGGGTCGCTCACTGCTGGGTTTGCTGCGCTCATGGTGTTCCTTGTACTGCTGCCTCACCGGCAGCGTTAACTACGTTCTCTTCAACACGGGTTGCAGCCTGTGCCTGTTGCTTCTCAGCAAACTCAGCGTCGGTCATAATGAACCGGCTGAGGTCAATGTTGCGGCCCTGTCCAATGAACGCGCCCACCTCGTCCCACTTCATGCGGGCAGCAAGGTCCGGCGGCACGTTGGTCACAGCGGCCATGTCGCCCATAGCCATGCGGAAGTTCTCAAGGTCGCCGTTACGGCTGAGGGCGTCCAAGCCTGTGACGATAGTGACTTCTAGGTCGGCACCGTCTAGCTTCAAGCCCACTGCGTCGAACAGCCACTGCGCCACGGGCTTCTGCAAGCTGCTAGCCAGCGTGGAGTACACACCGCCATAAGCTGTCTCAAGCTCGTTGGCGGTCATGCGCACTTCTTCTTGGGTGACTCGCTCCGCATCGCGGATAACGGCACTGCCCATGAGGAAGCCACGACTAACCCGGCGCTCGTACTTGTCGGCCACCGACTCGGCTACGGTAATAGCTTGGGGGTTGCCACCTTGTACGGGTTGGACATCAGCAGGCAAGCCGGGTAAGGCGTCACCGTTCTCACTATCGTTGAGGTCATCAATGCTAGTCTGTCCACCAGGGTTAACCATCCACCGCATCTCGGTGCCAAGGACTGAGCCATCGACCACAGCCTCAGACAGCGTGCTCAAAGCCTCAAGGTCGCCGCTGTACTCTTCGACCAAGCCTGTACCATAGTCAGCCTCGTCGGCCAAGTCCCACGTAAGGGCTATGTACGGTAGGCGGTCAGCAGGCCAACGGCCATCGTACTCTTTAGGGAGCCGTGTCTCGTTGACCCATTGGGTCATGGTGTAGCTGCCGTTGCTCTCACGACGTACCCACTTGAAGAAGTCCACGCGGGTGTCATCTTGGTAGCGGGTACGCATCAGCTTAACGATGGCCGGGTCAAGCTCGTCGAACTTGATCTGCTCCCGCACAACTAGGTGCATGACCTCGCCCCAGATGTTGCGCTTAACAACATAGTTCTTGAGGCCGATGGCACGAATGCCCTTCTTGTCAAGTACCATGAGTACGTTACCCGCAACCACCAGATGGCGGAGCAACTGGAACAGCTTGGGTCGCTGGCCCTTGGAGTCAAGCTCCTTGATAGCCTCACGCTCACCGCTAGCCAGCATCTGCTCAAGCTGGGTCTGCGTCATCTTCAGGGCCTGAGCCTGGGCCTTGGCCTTCTTGCCTGCTTGCAACTTGGCGAACGGGCGGGAAGGTGCGAACATCGCAAGCATCAGCTTGTTGGTCAGGTGGTTGGTTGCCTGTGCCCCGATGCTCTGGTAGTCGTGTGTCTCGTCTGTGGCGTTGTTGTCGTAGCCTTCAGGGAGACACACCTTAGGGATGGTGAGAGCAGCGTACCGCTCTACCCGTGTGATAAGGCTACGCCTCTGTCCGTCACACGCGGTCCAGAGTTCTGCGGCACGGTGGTACATCAGATGTTGACGCCAGTAGCGCCAGCCCCGATACCGAACTGCTGGCGGCGCTTACGTGCAGTACCAGCCGCGCTGTCGCCCGTGGCCTCGTCCAGCATAACCTCTGGGTTTTCCACAGGGGTCTTGAGGGCGTCAGCCGCACGGCCCTCAGCAGCGGCGCGGGCTGCTGCTGCCTCTTGTTGGCGGGCGGCTTGGGCCGCGCTCTCGCGGGCGCTAGCAGCAGCAGTCTCGGATGCCTGCCGGGTAGCCTCTGCCTGAAGGCGGGCACCCTCACGCGCAGCCTTAGCTGCCTTGTCTGCTCCTGTGAGCTTTGATACAATCTTACCCATAGGGCCTCCTTAAATGTTAACGCCGCTGGACTCGGTGCCGATACCAAACCGGGCACGGCGCTTCTTGACGCTGCTATCAGCGCCCTGCTCTTCCAGCTCAGTCCCGCCGACACGTACATCTACGTTACCGACAGGCGCTGCGGCAGCATCTCGGGCAGCGCCCTCTGCGGCCTGCCGGGCAGCACTGAGTTCTGCTTGCCGGCCTACCTGTTCCTTACTGGCTCGAAGTGAGTTCTCGGCCTGGGTAACCTTAGCAGCTTCAGCAGCGGCCTTGTCAGCGTCAGCTTTGCGCTTAGCCGCCATAGCCTCCTTGAAGTTAATCCGACCCTTCATATCTAGCTTGCTTGCTACAGCAGCTAACCCACTCCCACCCTGCCCTACGGCAAGGAGTTTGCCAACGGTGTCCCTGTTCGCCATTAAATAACCTTGTAAAAGATTTCGGAGCATGGCTTGAATCCATGATTCCGTGATTGATAAATCCTGCTGAGCTTGTCGCTAGTGTAGCTGTTACCAACCAACACTATGTTGCAGCCTCGTACTTTAGCCAGTGCCTCAATAAAGTAAGGTATTGGGCGCAAGTTGTAGGCGGGTTGGTCGGGCAACCTGAGCACTAACTCTTCGCTGAGGACTTTGTCCCTACCGTACCAAGGCTCGAACTCGTTTACGAGAAGCAGATAGCCGTGGCCCGCAAATGCGTTACCCTCGTCCACCTTGGCGAGTAAGTGGCGCACACCGTCAGCAAGGTTCGGGGTTAACGCCCACCCGTAGTTTGGTGAAAACTCCATGAGTTGTTGTAGGGCTTTTACCACGGTTGCGCTTGCCCCGTCCTCTAGCAGCCTCATGACACAACGTAACCGTTACGCAGGTCACGCAGCACAGACTGTACGCCTAGCTGGAACGCTGCCTCGATTGGTGTGGTAGTAGCACTGACCGCAAGGCGGGTGTGCTTCTTCTCAAGCTCGGCGTAGACTTCTGGAGTCAGGCGCACTAGCTCTTTCTGTTGGGGTAGGTTAGACATAGGTAGTATAGGTACTGAATCAACTGAAGAAGAAGTCCGACTCAAGCACTTCCATGATGTCAAGCCCGCCCTTAGCAGGAGCAGGCGGCACGCATGGGTACTTGGCAGCAAGCTGGGCCGGTGGGTCGCACGCTAGGTACATCGCCACAAACTGCTTGCGGATAGTGTCGAACAACGCTTGGGCGTCGGCGGCGTGTGTGCCGTAGTCGTCGTGGATCATGGCTAAGGCAGTGATGCCTTGCCGCGCCGCGTCGGCTGTGGTTAGGTGTAGGTGGGCTGCGTCCAAGCTATGCACGAAGTTGGGTGCAAGGCCGCTGGCGTGCTTGGTTGCATCCGGCTTGTCAGTCTCCGACATAACCCGAATCTTCATAGGCCCATGCAGCCATGTGTTGATGCGGTGTACCTCGGCGGTGAAGTAATCCTGACAGGCAGTGAAGCCTGATGGCGTGGTCCAAGAGATAACCTGATCCCCGTCAGTCGGCATCTGCTTCATGATGACACGGGCACACTTACGCAGCCAGTCCATAGCCTCGCGACCCTTGACCACAACGTCACCGATGGCGGGCCACACTACGGACATGAGCAGCTTCGCAGCGCGTCGGTACTCTGACTTGTCGAACGTCGGGCCAAGACCTTCACGCAGGTAGTCGTCGATGATGTACTCAGTGGCCGACCGCTCGGTCACACCGTAGGGAGTGGTCATCACGCTGCGCTTGACTGCCTTGCGGCTAATGCCGTGGGCCAGCCACAGGGCCTTGAGCCGTGCCTCTTCCTCGTCAGCCGGGACCAGCGCCTCAAGGCGTATGGCCGCAGCCTTAGCCACGTTGTTGTAGATGTCCTCCATCACCGCGTTGTTGGTGAGGTTCGTAGCACGGCCACCCACCTCGTCACGGAACATAGCGCTAAGGTTCTGCAAGCCGTTGCAGCTACCGTCCATGCTGATAGGCAGGGCGCTAGCGAAGGTGCTGGGGCGGCGCACATACTCGGCGTACTCAAAGCACCAAGCCAAGAACTGTAGCGGGTCGCCCGCCTCAAGCCAGCCTTGGTTATTCACAGGGTCGTCAGCGAAGTTAATGATCTGGTCCTTGCGCTCAACTACCCAAGCCATACGCTCTTCCAGCGTGGCCTTGTCGAAGCCCCACTTGTTCGCACCCTGTACGTGGAACCACAGCACGCTACGATCATCGGTCAGGGGCTTAGCCTCAGCGAACTGGAGCAGTGCCTTGCTGAGGTCAGAGCCTTGCGGATTCAGGCCATAGGTCAGAGGGTAGAAGCGGCCACGGCTGTCAGCGAAGTACACGAAGTAAATAGCGGGGTAGTCCCGGAACATCTCGGCGGCGCGGGTGGCTGCATAGAAACGGGCATAGCGCACGCCCAACAGCTTACGCTGGGTGTGCCACTCAGCAGTCTCGCGCTTCCACAGCTTGAACTCTTCCTGCTTGTCGGCGGGCCACTCATCCTTAGGCGCCTTGGTCCACTCCTCCTTCAGCCACTCAGGCTTGTTAGGA